CAAGCATTTAACCTTAATAGACAAAATAGGGCACGTCCACAAGCAACAAGTTTAGATGCCATAGACGATGCATATGATGCGGAGTTAGCGAAGATAGGAATGGAGCAAAACATGGCTGGGAAGGTAGGTATTTATGCAACCAAAAATCCTCAACGTGGAGAAGTTTATGAACAGTTTGCTAAATCATGGGATGAACTTGCTAGAGCTGGGTTTGTTTTACCAAGAGAAGAAACAATAGATGGGAAAACTTATAAGTATGCAGATCTGAAATATATGAGAGTTAATAAGTTTAATGCAGATCCAATAGATGTAGAAAATTATAGACAGTCTGGAAAGAGATTAAGTAAACTTGCAAGAGAATATGGATTAGACAAAATTCCTGAATCAGAAATTGTTGTTACTAATCCCCAGACATTACAAGAAATTAGAACTGTAAAAGAAAGAAGTAGAAAATCAGGAAAATCAATATTAACAGATCAAGTGCAATATGATAATCTCGGAAAAACAGGAGAAGAGCAAGAAAGATTACAGAGACAAGTTAGACAGGAAAACTTTACTGGAGAAAGTAGAGCACTTAGACCTCGTGGAGGAGTTTTATATGATTCATCAGGTGAACGTCAATTTGTAAAAACAGAAGTAAGTTACCCTGGTTCAACAGCTGATCTGACTGGAGGATATAAGACAGGTGAACCAATTAAATATTATAGATTTGGAGGTGAGCCTACACAGCAAGAAGTAAAGGTGGACGGAAAAGCCATAGGAACATATCTAATACCTACATTACCCGGAAAAAAAGGTGCTTCTACTCCCGCATTAAGGGGGGCAGGTAAGTCTATTGGAAGAATGGCTAATCCTATACTCTCAGAGTTACCTGTAGAAACTTATGATCCTTCCACGAATGTTCTTAATATTCAACCTTATTCTGTAACTGCTAGGAAAAAAGTAAAAACTTCTCTTTCTCAAAAAACTGGAAAACCAAAAGGAGAAGATTTTATTGTAGATGATTTTATTTATGGTGAGTTAGTAGAACGTAAACAAGTTAA